GAGGTCGGCTCGCCCGAAGTGCCCGCCTTCTCGGTCAATCGCGGCGCCCGCGGTAACCAGCTGCGCATTGCCCAGACGCGCTCCGGGCTGCTCAACGCGACCTGCAGTCTGATCTGCATCGGCGAGACCGACCCCGTCCCCGCCACGGTCGGCGCCGCGGTTCCTGCAGCACTCGCGACGACCCGTTTTCCGCAGGCGACCGGGTCGGTGAAAAAGGACGGGGTGCTTCTCGGCAGCGTCGTCGGGGCAGACTTCACGTTCTCGAACCAGCTGGAAAAGGTCGAGACGATCCAGCCCGATGGGCGGATCGAAGATAGCGACCCAGGCATGGCCATGATGTCGGGCTCCGTAACGGTGCGGTTCAAGGATCTGGCCCTGCTCAGTGCTGCGAGCTCGAGCCCGCCCGCGCCGGTCGAGCTGGCCTTCGGCTGGACCGTTGGCGAGTTCTCGCTGGTGTTCGTGGTGCCCCGCGTCTTCCTGCCGCGACCCAAGCGTCCGATCACCGGCCCGAATGGCATCCAGGCTCAGTTCAACTGGCAAGCGGCCAAAGGCGCTGGCGGCAACAGCGTCGTCATCACCCTCGTCAACGACGTGCCGTCGTACACCGCCTGATGCTTGTCGTTCACAAAGCTCAGGCGCCCGCCTGGACGCCGGTCATGGGCGCGCTCGTGCTCTTCGCTCCGGTCGACCGGTCCATGTTGCTGCGCGCCCGCCGCGCCGCGCGCTCCGCTTCGGAGGGCGAGGCGAATGACGATCAGGCGTCGACGATCGACGTCGTGGAAGAGATGGGCGACGCGATGAGCCGCGCGCTGATCCTCGAAGGCGCGCGCGATTGGAGCGGCGTCTGCATGATGGCGGACGAAGGCGATGACGGCGCCGGCGAAAACCTTCCGTTCAGCCGCGAGAACCTCGAGCTCGCTCTCGCCGACCCCGTCACGTTCGAAGCGTTTGACGCAGCCTATGTCGTGCCATTCGTGATGCGCGAGCGCGAGCGGGCAGAGCCGGGAAACGACTCCGCCGCCTCGCCGGGTGGCACTGGGGGGGCGGCGATGCCGGGCAGCGATACTGCCAGCAGTCCTGCGGTCGCGGCGACGGTCGACGTTGCGCGGCGTGCCCGTACGTCGTCGACGAGCCGCGGGCGGAAACCGAAGCGGGCGTCTGGCGCGTCCTGAGCGACTGCGATCGACAGCTTCGATCCGGATATAACGGCATGCCCTTTGCGCTAGATTTCGGCGCAGTGATGATGATGGGCACCGCCCTCGGCGTGGACGTGCAGCTGCTCGCCGATGTGCTTCCGGCAGTCGAGCAAGCCGTCATCGACAACCTGATCGGCGATGAGCCGGACGCGGTAGAATAGGAGGTCCGATGCCCCGTCAGATCGCCATCCGCCTCGGGACTGAAGGCAAGGCGCAGGTCGTCGCAGATCTCGACGCTATCGGTACCGCGGGGGATGCGGCATTCGCGCGCGCCTCCAGGCAAGCGATCCGCTTTGCCGATGATGCCGAGGCGGCCATCGACCGCGCAAACCGATCGGCCGCCAAGCTCGATGTCCTTCGGCCCGGCCTGAACCCGACCAAGCTGGACGCCTACTCGTCAACATCGCAGAGCAGGAGCGGCAGACCCGCGAGAATGGGATTCGGAGCGCAGCCTCTCTGTATCGTGATCTGATGACCGGCGGCGTATCGTCGATCTGGGACAGGTTCAGGCAGTTCGGGATCAGCACGATCGCGGATCTCGCTGCCAAATGGACGATCAGCCAGCTGACCAACAGCAAGTCTGGGCTTCTACAATCGATCGGCGCGCTGTTCACCGGCGCGCCGAAGGCGCCTGGCAAGAACGCTGGTGGGACCGAATACTGGAGCGGCGGCGCAACTTGGCTGGCCGAAAATGGTCCCGAGCTTGTGACCCTGCCTCAGGGTTCGAAGGTAGCTCCAGCCAACCAGACCCGCGCATTGCTAAGCGCAAATGACAACGGCGGCCCCGTTCACCAACACTTCTATCTAGATGGGGCGATCGTCGACCAGTCGCTCTACCAGCACATGCAGGCGATCGGCGATAACGCCGCTATGCGTGGTGCAGCGGGCGGTGCAGCGATCGGCCAAGCGAACGGTCGCGCTGCCGCAGCGCGCAAGCTGGGGCGGTTCCGGTGAGCGTGATCATTCCGCTATCAAGGATCGCCAACCGGGCGATCCGACCGCGCCTGTTCAGCGGCAACCAAGAGGGCGTGCTAGGCGGGATCGATCTGCAGGTGCCCCGCTTGGGCGACAGATTCGCAGTCGACATTACGACCACGCAGCTGCGGCAGGATGCCGAGGCGCGGTTGCTGATTGCCGCGCTAACCGAGGCAACCACCGACGACGCCCAAATCCCGCTGCCGCAATATGATCTGAGCCGTCAGTCGATGGCGGGCAGCGCGGCAGTAATCGATGGGGCCGGTCAGACGGGATCGATAGTCAACCTGCGCAACGTGCAACGTGGCGCCGCGGTGGTTCGCGGCCAGTATCTGACGATCGTGCACGGCGGGCTTGGCTTTTTATACATGGCGCGCGCGCAGGCGATCGCTAGGGCGGGCGGCTTGCTCAGCCTACCCATCTGGCCGATGCTGCGATTCATCACCGTCGACGGCGAGCGCGTCGCGATTGACTCACCGTTTATCGAGGGTCGTCTGATCGGGTTCGACAGCGGCGCTACCTTCGTCCGCAACCGCGTCGAGCCGCTGAAATTCGCGATCGAGGAGCGCGCATGAGCTTCCGGCTTACCCCGCAGATGGCGGCGGCGCTGCGCGCTGGCAAATCCCCAATCGTCCCGCTGATCGAAGTTTTGCTTCCTGACTATGCGCTCCGGCACTTGGTCGGTTCCGGGGAAGTGGCCTGGGGAGAAAAAACGTTTGTCGGCCGCGACACCCGCTTCGGGGTGCTGGCGTCGGCGGGCAATCTGCAAGATGGGATCGCCGACGAGGCGCCGGAATGGCCCCTAACTTTCGCCCCCCCTGACAGCGCCGCTGTCACGGACCTGACGCGCGCCGATATGCAGGGCAGCGTCGTGAACGGATGGATCGGGGTGGTCGACCGGACGACGGGGCTGCTCCTGCCCGAACCACTGCAGGTGTTCGCAGGTGAACTCGACGTCGCTCGCCTTCGCGTCGGCAAGGGCAGCAGATCGGTCGAATGGCGATGCGTCTCCGCGCTTGAGCGTTTCCACGACACTGAACGGGGCGCGCGACTATCGGATGCCTGGCACCGGATGGTGTGGCCCGGGGAGACTGGCCTCGCCAATATGAGCGGGATCGAAAAGACTTCGTATTGGGGCGTCGAGAAGCCACCCTCGGGGATAACCTACGGCAGCGGCGGAACAAGCTCAGCGCTCTTCGCCCTGACGGTGAGACAGTGATCGAAGCAGTGCGGCGGCGCCAAGTCGCCACTGATGCGATCGCGCGCTTCCGCGGCGTGCCGCTGGCATTCGGGACCGCAGACTGCGCGCGGTTGGGAACGTTCGTTCTTTACCGGATGGGCCATCGCTCGCCGCTGGTTCGCGCGATGCGGTATCGGACCGCGGGCGGCGCGGGCCGGGCGCTCCACAAACTGGGGTTTGATAGCCTAGTCGCGGCAATCGACAGCATTGGACTAGCGCGGATCGCGCCCGCGGCGGCGCTGCCCGCGGACCTTATCATGCTGCCGGGCGAAGACGTGTTCGGCGGGTCACTGACGATGGCTGTGGGGAACGGACGGGTGCTGGGGTATCACGAAGATCTATCGGGCGCCGATATTCTGCAGCCAGTCGAATATGTCGCAGCTTGGCGGCTGTAGGAGGCTATCCCGCGCACGCATTAACCTGCTTGGCTGGAAACCATGACGTCAGGACGCTTCCAAGAACGACACGTTTGATGTCCACTCTGCCTACGCTGATACCGTTTGGAGATTTCCAAATCAGCGTCACATGATCGGGTCGGTCTGGCTGACGGTACACGTTGGGCGCCAGTAGCCCATCCATGTCGATCAGACACCGTTCGACATCTTCCATCGGTCGGCGGCTCTCAATCGTGTTCAGCGGTGGCTTTGCCTCGAATTTCGAGATTGGCCCAGCGAGCATCAACAACAGAAACATGCGACCTCCTTCAGCGATTGCGCGCAGATTGACGCGGAGACATGCACGATGGCGAAGGCCTTGAGAACCGCCGCGTTCGTTGTTGGCGCAGTGGCATTGGTCGCCAGCGGCGTCGGCGCCGCGGCCGGTGTCGGTCTTTTCGGTGCGGTTGTAGCCGGGAGTGCAACGGCGGCCGCACTCGCTAGTATCGCGACGGTGGCAACGATTGCCAGCGTTGCTGCCGGGGTCTTGTCGCTCGCTGCAGCGACCGTCGGAGGCGGTAGTCCAAAAGGCTCAGTTGGCGGCAATCCGTCGGCGTTCAAGATCGACAAAGATGCAGGCATCCCAATCGTATTCGGGCGCACTTACGTCGGCGGCAACGTCGTTCACCGACAATATTACGGCACGAAAAACAGCCTCGAAAGCTGGGTGACAGTGCTTAGCATGGGCCCGGTCAACCAGGTCGGCCCACTGCTGATAGACAAAGCTGAGGTGACGTTCATCGGCGGCGCGGCATCGGGCACGTACAACGGCTTCATGTGGCTTGATACGCAGCTTGGTGCCTGCCCTGAGGCGCGCGCGCTGGCGGGCCCGCAGGGGCCGTTCCCGGGGTGGGATGCGACCAGCAAGATATCGGGGCTCGCTGCAGATCTATGGACGCTGAAGTTCGACACGAACGGTAAGACCTATCCCAACGGCGTGCCACAGCGAGGGCGTGTCATCGAGGGCGTGTTGGCGTGGGATCCCCGGCTCGATGATACGGTTGTTGGGGGCGCTGGGCCATGCCGCGCCGATGACCCGTCCACGCACCTGTATACGGAGAATCCTTGGCTGCTCGGACTGTGGTTCGCGCTCGGGGCGGTCCAGAACAGGACTCTAATGGCCGGGGGCGGGCTACCAATCACGGGAATCGACCTGACGCGCTGGATCGAGGCGGCCAACTACGCCGACCTGGTCGGGTGGAAGGCTGGCGGCCTTGTCTACACGACTGCGGATAATGACTGGGACATCCTCAAGATGCTGGCGCAGGCAGGCGGTGGCGAGGTGATGCCAATCGGCGCGCTACTGTCGTGCACGTTCTCGGCCCCGCGCGTTTCGATCGGGACGATCGCTTCGGAGGACATTGCAGGAGATATTGATGTTCCGTCGACGGCATCGATGCGCACGCGGCGTAATACGGTTATCCCCCGCGTCAGGTTGGAAAGCCACGGGTGGGAGGTCGTGCCGCTCGATGCGATCAGCGTCGCTGAATATGTAGGAGAGGACTCGGGAACACGCCCGAAAGAGATTGTGCTGCCCCTGGTACAGGACGTGGACCTCGGCGCGAAGCTATCGGTCCTGCAGATGCTCGACGATCGCGAGCTCGACGGCATCGTGCTGCCGCTCAAGATTTACGCGCTGGGCTATCTACCTGGAGACTGCCTTACCGCTGATCTGCCAGAGGCCAACCTGTTCGGTCGGGACGTCGTCGTTCGGACCCGGGAGATCGACGCGGCATCGCTCGGCGTCACACTGACCTGCCGATCAGAGACACCAGGGAAACATCCATTCGCGCTTGGCCAAAGCGGCACCCCGCCGCGGACGCCCGACCTGAGTATCCCGACCGCCTATCCTGCAGATAACCTGTCCGCGATCCAATTGGCGATCGCGACATCTTTCCCGATCGGCCTAACGATCACAGCGGCGGATGATGGCACGATCACGATCAGCGATCACACGCGCCGATACACCGATGGGCACGCAGACGTAGCTGTTGACGGGGCCACGATCTCGAGCGGGCTCGCGGCCGGCGACTTTCGGGCGATCGGATATGATGATTTCGATCGAATCGGCGGTGCCGTGGCCAATCAGCTGTTCGTGGACGATCTCGATGCGCGCGCGTCTCCGGACCACCCGGGGCGCCACTATGTCGGATATGCAACGATCCCCACCGCGGGCAGCCCGCCTGCAGACGGCGGCGGCGCATCCCCCCCAGGCGGCAACTGCGTTACGATCGACACGCCGCTGCTTGCTGCGCCTGGCGTCGAAAAGCCTGCTGGCGAATGGGCTGTGGGCGAACGGGTCTACACCCGCCACGAGGTCACGCTTGAGTGGGGATTCTTCCCGGTCGAGGCATTCATGATCGTCGATAGCGAGGACGTTTGGTCCGCGGAGATTGGCGGGCGCCCGCTGTCCGCTACCGGCGACCACCTCGTTTACACCGGCGCATGGATCGCAATGCGCGCCGTGCCCGGCGCGACGCAGATAGCTGGCACGCAGCAGGTCGTGAAGATGACCGTTACCGGGGCGCACACCTACGTCTCGAACGGCGTGCTGTCGCACAACATCAAGCAGAACACCGTTATTCCTTGATCGCCCCGCGGGCTACCGGAGATATCTCAATGGCATCCTCCCAACGCCTCGCCATTGCGGCGTGGCGAAACGAACTGTTCACGCTCACGATCGCCGTGCGCGGCGTCGATCTGACGGCGGCTGCGTCGGCGGGAACGATACGGGCGCAATTCCGGCTCTTGCCTGACACACCCGGTGCGCCACGAGTCGACCTAGCGACAGTGACGACGACCGCGGCTGAGGGCATCAAGCTCGATAGCGTTATGATGGTCGATGGGTTGCCGGTCTCGACTTTGATCATGCGGATCAACAAGACGACTATGACCAGTGCCGAGGCGTTCCCGTACACCGGCGAAATAGGTGAAAACAGTAAGCTAGCGTTCGCGATCCAATGGGATGGTAGGACCAGACTCTACGGTGACTTCTGGGCTCTCGCCAGCGCTATGGATTCGGATGCGGCACCAGTTGATCGTGGCAGCGGCTACGGCACATCCCCAGCGATCTCACCTGTATCTTCTGCTCTCGTCACAGTTTCGAACGGTGACGTAATCTCGGTTTCGATCGATGGCGCAGACCTGCTGGGTCCGCTTACTGTGAGATCAGAATCTGCTGCGGCAGACGCGGAAGCCGCGCGCGACATCGCACTAGCGGCGGCGATCGGGCGCGATGCCCCGCTGCTTCCGATCAGCACTGGCAAGCGCATCCTTTACGTCCCGCAAGGATTGCTGGACGAGGACGGCTACACCCCGTTCGCGGTAGGCGAGGACGGTCCGATCGGCGCGCTTATCGAAGCTGCAACCGATCCGCTAATCGCAGTCGCCACCGGCGTAAATGACATCGCGACGATCGCGCACATATCCGGGCAGGGACAATCGCTCAGCATAGGCCAGTCTGGTGTCCCGCCGATCAGCACGACTGCGCTCAATCCCGGTCGAGGCCTGATGTTCACCGGCTCAGTCGTTCCCGGCGAAAACTCGACAGCCTATGCGCTCGAGGACCGCCATGTTTCCTCGATCATCGATCTGGCAGGACCGAGCTCGATCGGAACCGAGGTCCATCTGGTTCAGGCGGTCAACCGGATGCTTGGCGCGGTCGATCCCTACACCGCGGTGATAGCGTCTGCGCACGGGGTCGGCGGGCAACTCTATTCGGCGCTGAAAAAGGGAACGCAGCCGTACCGAAATGCGCTGTTCGCCATGCGCCGAGCCGCAGCGATATCCCGCGGTGCTGGCCTCGATTACCGGATGATTGCCCTTGATGTCGTCCACGGCGAGAATAACTACGCCGACTCGCTTGCGACCTATCTCGGGCACCTGACGGAATGGCAGGGCGACTGGCAGGCCGACGCGCGTCAGGTCATGGGTGATTCAACTGCGATTGTCCCGCTGGTCACCGATCAGGTATCATCGTGGACGATCTACGGCGGCATCCCGACGTCGGCCGTCACCTTGGCGCAGCTTCAGGCGTCGATCGATGATCCAGTCCGGTTTGTCTGCGTCTGCCCGAAATACATGCTGCCTTATGCGGACGGCCCTCACCTGACCGCTGCAGGGTATCGGCTGCTGGGGGACTATCACGGGCGCGCGCTGGGGGTGATCGCGACCGGCGGCACCTGGACGCCGCTGCGGATGGTTTCTGCTGTGCGAAGCGCGACGGCTCTCATGATCACCTGCAATCCCCCGGCTGGCGCACTCGCAATTGATACCACGCGGGTTGCCGCGGCTGCTCAATATGGTCTTGTCTACAAAGACGGCACAGGGGCCAATGTTGCGATCAGCTCAATCGCAGTGTCGGGCAACACGATCACCGCGACGCTAGCCAGCGCAGTCGCCGGTACGTTGTCAGCTGGAATGTACGGCGCGGGAGGCGATGAGGCGGGTCCGACGAGCGGCCCGCGAACTAATTTCCGAGATAGCAGCGCCGACCTAGCAGCCGATGGTTCGACCCCCCTCTACAACTGGATGAGCCATTGCGCGCTCCCGGTAGCGTGAAGGACGCACGATGATCGCCGACATCCCGACCCGCGGAAATTTTCGCTACAGCGACACCGTTCGCGCAAGTTCGATCCAAATTCTGGAGCCATCCATGTTCGACCGCGCGCTGGCGACCGCAGCGGGGCGGAACGGCCTCGCCATGCACTTTGACCCAGCCGATTTCTCAGGTGGGACCGCTCTCGATCGCGCATCGCTCGCCACCTGGAACACAACGGCAAGTGGGTCCGCTGATGCGGTATTGTCCGATATCAACGGAAAGCCAGCGCTGGCATTCACCCGCGGGACTAGCCGGTTGATCCAGTCCAGTGTTGCGCGGGCAAACGGCTCTTTTTCGATAATGCTGGTCCGACAGCAAACGGCCGACGAGGCAGCAGTCGCAGCAGCTGTTATGTTTGGGAGCGGCCCTTCACTCGATAACCTAATCCATGCCCGTCAAGTATCTGGGTCCATGCGCTGGTTTCCGAACACCAGTACCCCAGGCGTACCATCTATCTACGCCGATGGCACGTTCCTCGAAACCTTTACCTACGATGCCGAAACCCAACTTGGCTCCATCCTATCATCGACTGGTGGGTTGATCGGGCAAGGGGGGTTCGGATCACCTCCCGCAACTGGATACCCTCTGGAGATTGGCGGGTGGAACTTTGGCTACGGTTTCCCCGGTAAAATTGGTCGGGTGCTAGTATTCGACCGTGATTTGAGCGCGGCGAGTGAAGCGGGCAATCTGAGCGGCATCCTTGACCTGATGCGCGCTGAGTATGCGTTGTGAGCTGCCTCAGTTGGCTGATGGGTGAGGCCCGGTACGTGGCCCGCATCGGGAAAGATGTTCAGACGCGGATGGTCGCGAGGTTGGTCGAATGATTTCCGTTTTGACCAACGGCGTGCGTCGATCAACGGGGCCATGGTGATCGCGTGGTGAACCTGAAACTCTCGACGTGGCGCTGGCTTCCTTTAGCACTGCTGCCGCTCACGACTGCCGCTTCGCCATCGGGGCCGACCGTGCCGAACGCCAAGGATATGGGCGATATCCTGCTGCAAGCGGATGGCCCGAACCTCTACGTGATCGCGCTGTTCTTCCTGCTGTTCCTGCAGTTCATCGAGCGACTGTGGGCGAGCGCGGCGGCGGCGCGGGCGGCTACCAGAGCGGCGGAAACCAACGGCGCGGCGCTCGACCGGGCGACCGATGCGGTCGAGGGGCTAGAACGGCAATTGGCTGCGGAACTCCACATGGTCCGCTCCGAGCTCGTAGTCATCAAGGACCGACAGGATCGAAGCCGATGATACCGCTCCGGGATCTCGCAGCCATGACCCGCGCCATCTTCGCCATGATCAGGCCCACGCCTGACGAAACCGCAATGGACGTCGCCATGGCGCGTCTCGACCGCGTTGCTTCCCGGATCGAGGCGCGCGCGTCCTCGCCCGTTCGCCGCGAACCTCTCGACGACTTGGTGGATGGACGATGACCGCATTCCTGATCTGGCTTTTCGGTGCGGCGACGCTGGGGGCGGCCTGCAATTTCTTCGGCTGGGCGCGGCTCGTGCGGCGCTGGTTCTACCCGTTCGATCCGGATCGGCGCGGCGTCTACCTCATCAGCCGGATCGCGATCACGCTGACCTCGGTCGGCCTGCTGTTCGGATCGTGGGCCCGCGCCTCCGGCCTTGTCGTCGACGGCGCGCGCGCCACGGCGCCGATCACGCTGCTCACGCCCTGGTTCGACATCGCGATGCCCGGCTGGACGCAGGGGCTGTGGATGGGGTGCCTTCTGCTCGGCGAAATCGGGATGCTGCTGTCGGCGGCGCTGCATGCGCTGGAAACCGAGCGGCGCCCGATCGGCTTCGTCGTCTTCCTTGTTGGTCTGGCGCTGTGGAGCGCCTTTGTTGGGACATTCTGGCTATGAACGCAGACGACGCGAAACGCATGCAGCGCGCCTTGGGCGTCGGCGCCGACGGCGAGATCGGTCGCGGCACTCTGCGCGCGCTCTTCCAGCGCATGGGTGCCGACACCTCGACGGCCGTCGCGCTGGCGCTCGGCGCCGCGGTCCATCTACCCGCTTACGGCATTCTCGACGCGCCGCTCCGCCTCGCGCACTTCATGGCACAGGTCGGGCATGAAAGCGGCGGCTTCCGGTACATGCAGGAACTGGGCGGCTCATCGTATTTCGCGCGCTATGATGGCCGCGCCGACCTCGGCAACTCGCAACCGGGCGATGGAGCGCGGTTCCATGGCCGGGGCCCAATCCAGCTGACGGGTCGACGGAACTATCGAGCCTATGGCGAGGCTCTCGGCATCGATTTCGAAGGCAGTCCCGAGATTGTCGCGATGCCGTCGATCGGGATGTTGGTCGCAGCGAAATACTGGTCCGACCACGGCCTCAACGCCCTCGCCGATCAGGACGACATCACCAACATCACGCGGCGCATCAACGGTGGGACCAATGGTCTCGCCGATCGGACACAGCGCCTCATCACCGCAAAGGAGATCATCTTGTGACCGATCAGCCGACGATACTCGACCCCGCCACGACGCCCGTGCCGCTCAACCTCGAAGTTCCACAGTCGCCGCTCGCGCAGATCGCGAAGGGCCAGCTGCGCGTCGGCGTCGCCGCGCTGGCGGGCGCGCTCGGCCTGCGCAACGTGCTGCCCGCGGCGCTGGTCAACGATCAGACCATCGACCTGATCACCGGCCTTGTCATGCTGGCGCTCGTCGCAGGCTGGACCGGGCTGCGCGACCTGCTGACGCACACCCGCTTCTTCGCGCTGGCGTCGGACCCAGCGGTTCCCGAAGACGCCGTGCGGCTGAAAGAAACCGTCTGATGGAAGGGATAACGCTCGCGGCGGCGTGGCGCGCGCTGCGCCTCTGGGACCCGATCGTCGCCGCGGTCGTGTGCTTCGGTCTATACTGGACCACCCGGTCCTCGCTGCAGACCAGGACGACCGAGCGCGACACCGCGGTGCAGGTCGCCAAGAGCAACGCGCAGGCGCTCGAGCAGACCCGTGCCGACGTGGCTGCCGTCACCCAGCGCGCCACGGCGGCAGCGATCAGCGCAAAACGGGCGACCGATGATCGCTTCGCCAATCTGAAACAGGAGTACGACCGTGATCTGCATACGAAGATGGCTGCGGCGCAGCAGCTGGCCACTGACTATGTTCGCGCTCACAGCGTGCGCGTCGAAACCGGTGGCAGTCCAGCCGATCGCGGTCGTCTCGCAAGCGCTGGCCTGCCCGGCGCTGCCTCCGCTGCCGGAAAGCCTGACGGCCCCGGTGGAACGGCCGTCATGGTTGCGCCAGCCGACGTCGGTATCTGCACCGCCGCGGTAATCCGGCTGCAGAACGCGGTCGACTGGGCGGCGAAGCTGACGCGATAGGCCGATCAGCTTCTCGCCACCCGGATCAGTCGCTTGCGCTCGCGATCGTCGGCGCGCAGCCACGGGAGCACCGGAACGCCCGCGGGGATCCCCGGCACTTCATGCGCCCACAGGGGCCGAAGCTCCGCGCCGCGGACCCCGCATCCCGGTACGCCCTGGCTGCCCCGGCATACCAGTGTCGCCTGAAGGTCGTTGAGCCGGGTGTGCCGTTTGATCCGCGCCTTTCCGATGGCGAGAAATTCGGAAGGCGCGGCGAACGCCTCCCGCCCGCAACTGGCGCATGTAATCTTCAGAACGACCCCGTGGTGCTCGCAATCGCCGAGCGTGCGCAGATAGGTCCGCCCCATATCACGCTGGCGGGGACCATGGATCCCGCGCACCCAGCTCGCGCTCGTCGACGTTCAGGTAAATCGCCAGGCGGCGGCGGTCCTCATCATGCAGGCGCTTCGGGGAGCCCCGCTCGATGTGCTGCTGAATATACGCCGCGTTGCGACCGAGGATCGCGGACAGGTGGGCAAGCGATTGCCCCCGCGCTGATGCGACCTCAAGCAGCCGCTGGCGGTGGGGTGGAATGCTACGGCTGGGGATAGGCATGATAGGCTCCGTCGAATCAGGGAGCCCCTTGTTCTCTTTTCGTTCTCAACGATCAAGCGGTATCAGCCAAACCGTTTCATGGGTCTCGAGGTTATTGCCATCTCCACCACGCGGCAGCGGCGATGAATACGATCAGTGCGACCACGCCCCACCCCTCCGCTCTAACCGGCATCCAGCTAAGGCCGCCTGGGTGCGCTGCAAACCACGTCCGGGGGTCCCTCATATGTCGAGATCGCGTCGCTGAATCTCGGCAAGGATGGCTTCGGCTTCCGGCCCCTCACCTGTGGTTCGCTGGTACTCTGCCAGGAGATCGGCGTCGGATACCTCGGCGGGGTCATCATTCAGTTCGCGCGGGTCGGGTTCGGTCATAAGCCGAACATGCACCCTTCCCCGCGTTATGACAATTTGCGCTGCGCCTCGTAAAACGCAAACCGCGTGTCTATCCGCGGGTACCGAGATGTCGGAGTTGGAGCCGGGGTTCAGAACGCAGTACGGATTATTGTCCACCACCTCTTGAGGCGCTGCCGTAGAGAGTGGCGGCGATCAGGGTGGACCGGGGGCGGTTGAGGCTGGCGCCGCAGGCGCTTGGAAGTCGGGCGTCGGGCCATGGCGGCGATGTAGCGCCCTGCCCTTCACCTGGGATGAATATGGTCCACCGCTGGCCCTTGGCCTATCAGGTGAAGATCACTCGGTCGGGCCCGACGGGAGACTGGGCGATACCGACGTGCTCCGTCCACGCCCTTCGAAGATTTTGACGTATCCGTCTCTTTTTACGTCGAAGTCGTACATGGTGTAGAGAAGCCACAGGCGCTGCCACACCTCATCCTCGGGCGGTAAATATTCGATCTTCAAGCCGAGATCAGCGGCCTCGCGGTGGTCGATCGTGCTGCCGTGAGAGAAATAGACGTCTCTACTGCCGAGCGTCCGGGCCACCCGCTCGACCTCGCCTGGCTTATCAGAAAGCATCCCATCTCGAAGCAAGCGTTCGGCGAGTTTCTTCGTTTGGTTGAGAGCTAGCAGGCCAAGCTGGTGCAGCGGGAAGTTCATCATCGCGAACTGATCCATTGCCAGGATGGAACAGGGAGTGCCACCGAGCGCGGGGTCAATCGGACCCAGCTCAGACGCAGCCCCCATCACAATCGAAGACGCGGCGAGCGAAATGAGCGTACCATTGCTCTTGGCAGCGTTTGCGATAACGGCGCGAAAGCCAGGGATGCGGGTCTGGAGTATCGATATCAGTGCCTCCGTGGCGTCGGTCTGGCCACCAGGCGTTTCTAAAAGGAAGTCTACTGGTTCGTCAGGCGAAACGTCCGACAGCAGCTCGACAAGGTAGGACACGTCGCCGGCATCGATGGAGCCACCAGCGACGTACCTATTGGCGAAATAGACGATCAAGCGGCGTCCCGTAAGCGCCTCGATGTCCCGGATAAGCATCTGCCGAAGATAGCGGTCTTTCTGGCTGACCCAGTACAACGGCGATTGGACCGGGATTGTGGCGGTTCTGGGAAACTGGTTGTCGCCTATCGCCGAAGCTCCATTGACCGCCATGCCGCTTACCCTTCTTTCTTATCTGGATCTGCTGGGTCTGGCTGAGACATACGGCGCATTTTCTCATAGTCGGGCTGAGTGGTCCGTGGCGCGCGTACCGCATGCTTGTTCGTGACGTAACCGGACGAGCGCGCCCTCGTTATATCCTTCATCGCGGCATGTGGATCGAACATGGAAACCTCCTGAGTCGTCGAAGCTCATCGACTACAACGCCAATATGGCCTTTTCCGGATCCTAAGGAAGTGGCTTTCGGGTTATGTCATGCGGGCACCCCATCGTGCTGAACGCCGTCGACGGCGCGCGCGGCCTCGATCGCAGTCAGCAGCGATCGCGCTTGATGCTCCAGCGTGTTGAGCGCGCCATAGGTCGCCGCGACGCCGGCGCGATGCACCAGGGCGATGGCCCGGCCGAACCTCTCGCCGTCAAAGTATCGATCCGGGTCCATCCCTGCCGCCTCGCGGATCCTCGCGAGTTGCCGTACTGCTTCGTCGCGGACCGCGCTGCGCATCTGAATCTCGCGGTCGACACGCTTCTTCACCTCGGCCGCGATCGCCGCGCGCTCGCTAGCCATTGCGGTGTCGACGCCATCGCGGATCGCGCGCTCGCGTGCCTCGTGTCCACGGCGCAGCAGCGCGGCGAGGAATGCTGGCTCCCAAGCATCTCGTTCCAGCTGCGGCGCCTTGGCCGCGCAGTTGAGGCCGTTGCCCTTCAGGACCAGGTGGCCCCAAGTGGGCGGCAACTCCCCTTCCCTCACAATGTCCGGCGGCGTGACGATCCACCAGTGATCGCAGAAGCGCTGGATCGGCACTGACTTGTCCGGCTGCCTGAGTTCGTGCAGCAAGTCCGACCGGCTCACCTTAATCTCGAACCCATGCAGGCGCAGCCCGCGCGACGGGTAGAGGCTCATAGCGATCGCATCCGCCGACCGCGTCGCGCCCGCGCCGGTGCTGTTCGCGACCTCGAAGAAGCAGGCCCATTCGGGCGCGCGGTATCGGCTCGTCAGCGCGGCACGGACGTCAGCGGCGGTGTAGCGGCTGCCGGTCATGCCGCGATCCGGTTACAGCATCCGGCACGCGGGGGTATCTGAGGGGGTATTCCGCTGTATCGCCGATGTGCTACAAGGGCGTGAGTTCGATAGGTGCCGGGCCCACCAATTTTCCGCTGATCGCGATTATTCACGATGGATCGGCTCCCCCGTGCATTCACCGCTTGCGCCCGGCCCCGCCCCCGCCTAGGCCCCGGTTCGCGTCGGGGAGTGGCGCAGTCCGGTAGCGCGCCTGCTTTGGGAGCAGGATGTCGCAGGTTCGAATCCTGTCTCCCCGACCATTTGTCTCCCGCATTTCTGCGGTTTGAGCGGTCATCAGTCACCATTGGCCTTCGGCACTATTCGGAACGAACCGGATACGCATGGAAGGCAGCGGTATGACGAATCACGGAATAGTCCCGGAGGATGTTCGCGAAGCGTTCTCGGGCTTCGTATATTTCGTCCGATGCGGGATCAGGGGGCCGATAAAAATCGGATATGCCACCGACCCGAGGTCGCGGCTTTCGCATCTTCAAACCTCGCACTTTAAAGAGCTGACGTTGCTCGGCGCATATCCGGGCAGCATCGCCGACGAGAAGCGGCTCCATGTGCGCTTTGCGAGCAGCCGTATCCGTGGCGAATGGTTCCGGGGGAGCGCCGCCCTTTACAATGAGGTCCGAGCTGCCGAGCGCGCTTGGGCCGAGCACCTAATCGCGCGCAATGTCGCCGATACGGCAGAGGTTTTAGACCTCATCGGCTGTGGTGATCGTGCCGAGCGCGTCAGGACCGACGGGCGTAGTTTCGTTACGGGAGCGAGGGCATGAACGACCTAGGCACGGACCTATTCGGCGAGCCCATCATGCGGCGATCAGCGCACTTCCCCACGCCCGGCGTCCGTCGCCGTCTAACGCTCGACTGGGGACCAGGCCCCCGAGCACTGGTGATCGGCTGCAACCCGAGCGACGCCGATGCGATGAAGGACGACCCAACGTCACGCTGGTGGAACGCGTGGTTTCATCGGTTCGGATTCGGCGGATACGATGCTGCGAACCTCTACCCGTTCTGCACGTCCAGCCCGGCTGAGTGCCGCCGCATTGCCGAAGCTGGCTGGGCGGGGGAATGGCACGACCGCGACCAGATGCAGCACAATTATGACGCCGTGATCGATATGGCGAAGCGCGCCGATCAGGTGTTCGTATGCTGGGGCGCGATCGCATGGGACGACATGTGGATTGAGCAGCTGGCCGAGGGCATCCAGACCGGGGTCGCGCCCTATCCTGACCTATGGTGCTGGGGCACCACGAAGGACGGCGCGCCGAAGCACCCGATGGCGCGCGGCAAGCATCGCATCGCGCCGGATCAGAACCCGATCCTGTGGAGGGCAGCATGACCCAAAACCGCAGCACCGCCGTCATGCAGCGCCGGGTCGAGGCACACGACAGCCTGGACGACTTCCCCACCCCTCCCTGGGCCACCCGCGCCCTGTGCGAATTCCTGACCGCGGAAGAATTGCTCAGGCCGGGGATGACGTGCCGCGAGCCCGCCGCGAATCGAGGCCACATGGTCGCGCCGCTGCGTGAAGTCTTCGGATCGGTCGAGGCGAGCGACGTCCACGACTATGGTGCGGGGTTTCCCGTCAGCGACTATCTCTTCGGCCTGCCGCCCACGCCGGTCGACTGGACGATCACCAACCCGCCGTTCCGCCTCGCCGAACAGTTCATCGAGCGCGCGATCGGGACGAGCCGGGTCGGCGCAGCGATCATCGTCCGGGCCGCGTTCCTGGAAGGCGTCGGGCGGTTCGACCGGCTCTTCTCGATGCACCAGCCTGCGCACGTCCTCCAGTTCACCGAGCGCGTGGTCATGCATAAGGGCAAGCTTACCGCGACCGGATCGACGGCGACCGCCTATTGCTGGATCGTTTGGCACCCCAACGGGCCGGGAAAGATGGCGCGCCCATCAGCACGGCTTAGCTGGATCGCGCCGTGCCGGAAGCGGCTGGAGCGGGCATCCGACTATCTTCCCGAATCGAGCGAGGCGGCGTAACCTCCTGCGATGAACGACGCCGACCGCACCGCCCTAGAAACCCGCCTCGCAGCTATGCCC